ATAACAATTGAGCTTTTTTACTTTGATTACAAAAGTAATATCACATTTTTAGAATGAAAGGGGGAGTTTATCGAATGCTTACGTTGTAACTGCCTTTTACGGTAATACTTCTGGCATTTGTCGTAGTATTGTTGACAGCCAGGACCTGATTCCCGGACAGGCTGAATCCCGTCCCGGTTCCACTGAGGGAAACCGTTACATTTTCTTTTTTATCAGGATCCCGGTGGTCGTTATAATAAGTGCTGAGAACGGCTGTGACAGCCTTGTTTCCTCCGGCAGCGGGTATGTTTCCCGCAGTTGTGCTGATTTGCAAGGTCTGCCGCGTGGTAGCGGAGGACTGTTGTACCGGCAGGATGTAAGTCTTTCCGGATTCTGCCTGGGTAAACAGGACCTTGCCGTTTCGGGGAGCGGTATTCAGGTTTTCCGCCACCTTTATTGTTTTGCCCGCCTTGTCCGGGGTTATCCAGACGTCTGTCGTTGAAACCGTGTAATCCAATGGACTCTCAGTGCCGGGCAATGGCTTCCCGTTTATTGAATAATATTTGTTTGAAACCGTTTCGTAGTTATAGATGCCGCCGGAATAGCTGCTGCCGATGGTTTCCGGACTGACGGTAAAGGTATACTGCAGCTCTTTACCCATGAACGGAATTACGGTAGTATGCCCCGCAAGGAATTCTTTCTTTGCCGTAAGGGTGTAGTCCTTTTTTGTGCCGTCGGCAAATAAAAGGGTAAGGAATGTACCGTCGGCATCCCGGTCCTGCGCCGGAATGACCGCAGTGAATGTGCCGCCGTCATTATACATCCGTATATCCGAGGTGGCTCCAAGGGTATTGGCGGTGCCGGTTCCCAGGTTGATATTGGCTGTAGCCTTGGCCCTTTGGATGGTCACGCCGGAAAGTGCCTCTCCCGCTTCCGGCGTATAAGTGACCTGCAGCCGGGACAGCCGGTGGGAGAAGGCGAGCGTTATGACCTTATCGGTTGTTCCGCTCCTGTTGGCCGCATACATGAAGTCGGAAAGCGTGATGCCTTCCCGCTGGTCCCCCTGTATGCTGAAATCATAATCCAACGGATTGCCCATGTCTTCCCTGTAGGGGTAATAGGCATAATAATCCGTTTCATAGCCGGCGGCTATTTCGTTGGCGTCCCCGTCCGCCACGAACTGCGAGCCGTTCCAGACGAACCGCTTGTTGTCCGCATAGTTTCCGGACGTTTTCAAGGTTGCAGGCGCTGATGACATGCGTACTGCCGCATAGACGCCGATGGCATCCCCGGTCTCAAACGTTGTCTCGGTTGCCCGTGCTCCCCCTGCGTCAATTTCAAAGGACACGGTATCACGGCTGTGGATTGCGGTGCCTTCCTCATTCTCACAGCCCTGCAGGGACAGGAGGGTTGTCATGGCCAGCCAGGGGAAAAGGCTGTTTAAAATATTCTTCATTTTCATCGTTTTGTCTGATTATGGGGGATTGGCAGCCCCGATATGGTTTGTAACAGGGCGGGAAGAAAGGCTTCCCGCCCCTTAAAGTCAGATTACAGGTACAAGCTGGATTTCACCTTTCACATCGTCTGTCCAGGGTTCGATGGTCACACCGCTGCCATCGGCACCGCCGATGACCAGACCGTTATTCCCCAGTACGATGTCGTAGATATTACGGTAAGAGCGTTCCCATTTCGTTCCGGCCGGGAAGGTGAATTGCAGCTGCTTTCCGTCAATGGTGAACACGGCCTGCATATCCTTGCCCGCTGTCGCATCAACCGGAACGACAATGGATGAAAAGGATACGGCCTTGTCTGTCAGAGTGGCGCCGGCGCTGAATTCCACATTGCCTGCCGTCGTTTTTGTCAGGGAACCTGTTGAAATATCCATAGTGGCACGGGTATACAACGGAGTGGCGGAACCGACATTCTTCAGTGTGATTCCGGTAAGGATGCCTTCCTGTCTGTATCCTTCCGTTTTCTTCATGCGGAATACGACCTGTGAAAGGGCATGTTTCATCGTGATGTTCACATTACGGTTCAGGATGCTCGCCTTGGTGTCGCCCTGTCCGTACAGATGGTCCGTCTGGGTGGTGATGTCCACCGGAAGGGCGGAGGGGGTGGTCAGCGTGGCATCATACGGATAATAAGCGAACACCGTCGCCTCGTTCTCATCCAGCAGGATCTCTTCCGAAGTCCATCCGGCAGCTGAATAGGTGAAAGGGGTGTTGGTATAGACGGCATTCTGGTTGTACGGAGTGCCCAAAGTACCGTTGCAGACATAAAGACCCAGCTTGTCACCGGCTTCCCAGGCGGTCTTTTCCGCGCGGGAAACAGCGGGAGCACCGATGTTGGCGTTGATTTTCAAGGAGGCACGGACATCCTTGACGGTTCCTTCTTCATTCTCGGAACAGCTGCATGCCAATACGGCAAGACACGCTGCGAACAAAAACATTTTCTTCATTTTGTAAAATTTTAAATTGATGATAAAAAAACAGTATTAATAAGTAATTATTCCCTGGCCCCATTCCACATTCTGCCAGTCCTCGATGGAAGCGGATGCGGTATGTAGGGATGGGGATACGCGGACGGTGATGTCCACACTGATACCGTCAGCGGTGAAGTCCTTGAACACATCACTCAGGTCAAGATCCGCATCCACGGGCATGTCCCCGTCCAGATGAAGACGGATGACATTGCTCACCCCGGTATTGATGCCGAACACCAGCACTTCCTTCCGGAAGAAATTCTCCTTTTCAGGGGAGACGGTGAAAGGCAGGGTGGCGAAACCGCTTCCCTTTTCCCTTGTACGTACATACCGGCTTGTGGTCACGCCGTCAAGTTCGGCGGTGATTCCGGTATATTCCAGGATTCCCGTATTCGTCACCGTGATGTTGAAGACAATCCGCTGCACCATCAGTTTGCTCTCGCAGGTGACGTGCAGGGTGTCGTCAGTCATGACCGTACCGGTCACGGAAGAGGAATACGCATATCCCTGCTCCGCCGTGATCTTTCCCTGTTCCGTCGGAACACGCAGGCGGACGGTGGCGGCGGAGCCCGCATCCTCCAGGATGTTGACATCCTTGTTGCAGGCGAGAAACTCGTAACTCCCGATATGCAAGGTCCCATACGCATCACCGCTTCCATTAAAAGGAATGGAAAGATTGTCATATTCCGCCACGCCGTTACCGGTCAGCGGAAAAACCATCAGGTTCATCTCCGCCTGTTCCGGTGTGCCCATATCGGAAGGGTGATGGAACCCGTTACGGGCGTGCAGGTATCCTTTGTAGATACAATCCTCGGTGAACAGACCGTCACAAGAGGAAAGTGACAGCAGGGACAGGAATATGCCGGGCAGAATTCTTACTATTTTATTCATATTGCGACAGGTTTAAATTATACGTTGTTATCAGCCGGTTGATTTCCGGATCAAGACGACCGCGATAGGCTTTGGAACTGTCCAGTTCCAGTGAGCGCATGAAGGAGGACACGGCTTTGCCGTCGTCTTTCAGACGGCTGTACAGGATGGACAGCAGATAGCACACATTGGAACTTTCCGGCAGGGATTCCAATATTCCGGCAGCCCGTGCATCATAGCCCAGTGACATCAGGCAGATGGCCGTGTTGTAGTCGTTATAGTCCGACAGTATCACCAGTGCGTCCTTGTACTGCCTGTCATCCATCAGGTCGAGACCGTGCATGTAGGCCGAGTCAAGGACGGTGGTGTATTTGAATTCCTCTATCATATCCCGGCGGTGCAGGTAGAATGCGAAGTTCACCGCACGTGCCAGAGGATAATAGTTCTCCCTGATATGCTTGTAGGCATCCGGAAAACGTTTCCGGATCCCGGTCTCCCTTGCGTCCGGATCCTTTACGGAGGACATGATATCCAGAACGGCTGACCTGTCATCCATTTCCGTATCCTGTTGTACCTTGCGGACAAGAAGCTGCCAGTCCTCGCCAATCCACCGGGGACGGATCAGGGTGTCGATACCGGTCCTGTCATCCGTCCTTCCGGACAGGTACTCCTTCAAGGCAACGGCACGCTGCCTGGACAGGATACGGTTCGCGGCCGCGCTGCCTTCCGGGGATGCGGTGGCGGTCATGTCAATACTGTCCATCACCAACTCACCGGTATAGGTCAGCTTGTTGATCGCTTCCAGGACTTTGTCTATTTCGGAACGGTTGTTCCCGTATTCCTCGTCAAACAGGTATCTGCCTGCCGGATAATTGATATAGGCGGTCGTATTGGCCGTGGCCTTGCGGTATATCTTCTCCTTCCTGTACCGGGGCGCATGGTCCAGGAACTGCACCATACTGCTTATATAATAGGTAATGGTATCCGAGGACGGTAAATTGGCGGAACTGCCATTGACGGCAAGTATCCTTCCGTCTACTGTCAGATCAATACGTTTCGTGTTATCGGTAACATCCATCTCCTGCCGGTAATAATAGCTGAAGGTATTGTTCCTGTTCCTGATGACCGTATCCAGACGGGCGGCCTGGTAAGGGAAACGAACCAGCTCCTCATATTTGCGTGACACCGCGTCACGTTTGCGTTCGTTCTCCGCAATGCGCTTGTAATCGAAGTATCTCTCCGCTATACGCGCCGAATCTTCCGGCGTCACCCTGCGTACCTTCAGAGGGGTGCCTTCCGATAACATGCGGTAGCGGGACGGAATCAGCGTGGTGTCCAGGTCACGGCGGAGCCAGTAAGCGGGAAGTACGGACAGGATGGTGTTGTGGCCGGCGATGGTCATGCGGTTCCGTTCCATCTTCGCGTTGAAGTGCTGGTAACGGCGGTTCCATCTCTCAGTCCAGTCAATCCATTCCTCGCGGGCGATATAGTCATGCTTCCATGCCTGGTAGAACTCCTCCTCCAGCTCGGCCATGGCACGGCGGTAGCCTTTCATGTCGAACATCTCTTTCAGATAGGCGGAATCCGGGATGATGCTGTTTATGAAGGCCTGGTACTGCGCGTATCCTTTTTTCTGCCGCTTGACGAAGTCGGCGCCGGATAGGAAGATCCTCTCCAGTTCTATGCGTCTGCCACGCTTGTAGGCCACAGGGGTCAGCTGTACCTGCCATTTGTCATCTATCAGCCTGCCCGGAACGGTCACGACAAAATCCAGATTCACTTTCCCGGCACGCTCGGGGATGTTCCTGTTACGCGCGACAATGGTCACCTCGTCCAGCTGCAACACGGTCATCTCTTCACCCGTAACGCTGTCACGTTCGGCCATGGTGACAATATGTTCCACTCCCGAACTGTCCTTCCAGGTGATTTTTTCGGGAACGGAATAGCATGTCGTGTCCGGTGCAGGCCGCTTGTCGGCCTGTGAGAGACCGACCTTGCTGATGCTCCTTTCCATCTTGTGGGACAGGGAACAGGATAAGGACAGCAGTGGAAGTAAAAGGATTACAGGTATGTTTCTTTTTTTCATAGGACCGTACATTTAGAAAAGATATATCATGTTCAACGCCACACGTGAAGGTATCAGATACCATCCGTGTTTTCTGCCCAGGAAGGCGCCGCATTCCCGGCAACGGTATTCGTTGTACCTCGCCCAGACCGCGGCGCCGCCGAGTTCCCATTCTATGTTCCATGTTTTTGACAGGGGGTAGGCCTTGCCGATGGAGAGGCCGATGCCGTAGCCTTCTCCCTCATAACGTTTCTTGTTCCATATCCTGCCGATCGAATAGCCGCTTGCCAGGGTGTTCATCCCGACAAAAAAATTGGAGTAGGACTCCACGAACCAGTAGCGCACGCCCGGCATGACAGTCAGGTTGCGGAACTGGCGGTTATCCTTAAAGACGAAGGGATTGTACTGGACCGGTAGATGAAGCGACCATCGGCGGTTCAGCGTCATGGACCCCTCCAGGTTGATGTTGCCCGTTGCCAGCCCTATCAGGTTGGTACGTGCGGAATAGAACTGGGCCGGGGATGCCAGGCAGACGCCCAACAATATCCCCAGAAAAAAGAATTTCTTTCTCATCTGTTTTCTCCTTCCTGATTGGACGGCCGGGAATTCAGCACGGTGATGTCCCATGCCGTCAGCGTGTTGAAGTAACGGCCGTCCCGTTCACGGGCGGAAATGTCAAATTTGACACTGACCTCCATACCCTCCTCCATGGGAAAACGGTCCATGTTGGCATTCATCACTTGCAGGCAGATCCTCTTCGGATACTGGTCTTGCGTTTCTATCACAAACTCACGGGACTTCCACGGAGTGCCCGATGTCTTTCCGACTCCTTCCTTGACCGGAAAGAGGGTAAGTACTTTTCCTTTTATCTCCATATTTTTTTCGTTTATGTGTTTTTAATCAAGTGAACGGGGATGAACCGCAACCATCCTTTTCACGATCTGCTAAAACCATTCGGCATCCGGATCGACCTCCACGGAAAGCCGGTCCATGATCCATGTGATCAGTCTGTTGACAAAGCCCATATTTTTATCCTTTTAAAAAAGAGTATTATCCTTCAATTGTCTGCTCAGACTTATATGGCGGCCGTCATCAACTCCGGTCATATAAGCCTTGTGGTTCGTCTTATGCCTGTTCGCCACAGGCTTTCTTCTGACAAGCCTGAACCTGCCCATATAGTCGTCTATCAGTTTTTGGTGACAGATCATGAGGCCGGTTTCCTGCGGCGTCTGCCCGGAATTCTCCAGCTGCATGCGTAAACCGGGTATGCAGCCTTCCAGATAAGACCGGATATAGTCCTTCTTACCTTTGGCGGTTCTCCAGTAACCGCGTCTGCCTTGCGCATACCCGGAATACTTCTCTTCGGACAGACGTCTGAAGGTTTTACGCAGGTAGTCAAAGAGCGCAATGACAGTTGCCGCATTTTCCTCTGTCCCGATTACCACCATATGGGTTGTGCCCGCGTAGAGCAGCATCTTGCAGTAATTGTATTCACATAAGACCCTCATCAGGTCCCGTTTCCAGATATTGCCGGCCGCATCCTTGTAGCTGATTCTGTCAGATTCGCAGGCTGTCAGCCGGTTTTGTGGATTCTCACCGGCAAGATCAAGCAGGGAGAGGTTGTATTCCATAAGCAGGCGGTGTACCGCCGCTGCCGCCGCATGAGCTTCACCTTCAGATCCGATCTGTGTGGCGGATTCTTTGAGCCGGATAAGCTTGCGGATTCTTTCCGTTATCTTTTCTGATACTTCTTTCATATTGTTTGCTGTATTACATCTCATTTCCTGCAGTCATTGCTTTTTTTTTACAGGCTTGCAGGAACTCGTTGAAATCGTTATGCCGGGGATACAGCCGGACGGACTCATTGACCAGTACCGTATCCTTCCCAAGATTCCCCTCCAGTTTGTCCAGGGCGTCCATGCCTGCCTTGTCGTTGTCCAGAAAGGCATGTACCAGCCGGTGCCGGGAAAGGAACTCTCCGGACCTGCCGGCCATGGCCGTGGAGTTCAGGATGCAGAAATTCATTGGCGGCAGTCCGGGATGTTCCCTGGCATACTGGAGATAGCTGAGAAAATCCATGAATCCCTCGAAAACGGCACAACGGTCGCCTCCATTGTCAAGACAGGTGACGGCTTTTACTCCGGCACATCCCTTGAATATCGGATTCCTGAGCTCCATGCCTCCCTTGTCATTGGGGAAAGCTACGGCGAAACAGCGCCTGTCCTTCCTTCCGCTGAAATGGTAGTATGCTTCCTTGCAATATGCCTTTGCAATGTCCGCATCAATTCCACGCCGGCCCATGTATTCCAGAAGCATCCTGTTGGTCAGGGGATTGATATTGTCGACAGTCAGTCTGGGGCTGGTGCCGGCATCCCCGGCGGAAGTCGGAACAGGGAGGGGGTCGGACGGGGCGGACAGGTCGCTTTTTTCAATCCGCCGCATGGCGGAGTGAAAATCGCACCGTTCCAGACGCATGACCAGGTCAGCCACACCTCCCGAGCTGTCCTCACCGAAATCCTTCCATTTGTTCGTGTGCAGGTTCACCATGAAGCTGGGGGTCTCCTCATTTCTGAAAGGGGAGCTGTACATGAGATAGCCGTGGTAGGACCTGACCGGTTCATGACCGTATTTTTCCAGTATCTCCCGCAAGGGGATCGCATTGGCTTCCTGTGATTTCATAATCTTTCGTTTTTTTTAAGTTCCTGCCGCACCGGCTTCACAGCGGGACGGCAGGATGGAATGTTCTTTCACATACTAACTAATGTCAAAATATCATGCGGTCCGGACGGACGTCAGCCTGCTCCTGAGAAAACATAGCGGGCTCCTGATGCGCCCGTTGCTGCGCTCGATTTCCTTCAGGGCGGCTTCCAGCACACGGGGGGAGTCCGCGGACAGATGCAGGATCTCATGCTGCTGTGCCGGAGAAATGCCTAGACGCTCAAGGGCGGCACGGAAACCGTCCTGCCTCTTTTCTCCTGAACATTCAGCGTTGTACTTGCGGATATAGTTCTCTATCAGCGGAGTGAGGCAGCCGCCCACACTGTAACGGTAGTCACCGTTACGGATGCTGTCCTTGACGGCGGCTATGGCGTACTCCAGGGGCATGGCCGGATAACGGGCTTTCAGAATGCACGCCCAGCGGATCTGGTCATCCTTCAGGTTCAGGTATTCCAGATCGGATTTTAAAGTCCGGATGGAATTGTCCTCCTCATCCGTCTTTTCCTGAACGGATGTAAAGGAGCTTGAGGATGATATGTTTTCTTTTCTTTCCTTTATATTGTAAGCTTCCGGAATATTCACGGATTCTTCCGGAATAAATCCGGTTTTTTCCGGAAGAATCCCCTCTTTCAAAGGAACGGGCGCTTCTGAAGGTTCCGTGAAGGGAACAGAGGTGACTGCCACAGATCCACAGATCGGAACGGACGCCGCTTCCACAGGAAGCTGTGCCCGGGAAACCGGGAAGGAGGATTTTTCTTCGGAAAGAAGATTTATTTCTTCCGGAATGACTGTCTTGCGCTTGGCCGCGTGACACATGGACACATATCGGATCTGGATGGAGTGCCCTGTCAGAATGCCGTACTGTTTCCAGATTCCGGCATTGAACAGCCCCGTTTCCGTACAATAGTTGATGATCCGGAGAACCTCCTCTTCCCTCATGTTCCAGTATTCCGCACAATCGAACAGCTCGTCCTGTGTGAAACGGATATAACAGCCTTCCACACGGTAGATCTCATTCAGGACATACTGGTATATCGCATAACCGGCACAGCTGTGTTCCTTTCTCAGCTTGCGGATCTTGATGTCACGGAACCGGTCCGTTTCGGCCCTGTAGTACTCAAAGCCTTTTCTGGCAATTCTTCCCATAATTATACGTTTTAAGAATTTTTTTTCAGTGTGAAACAAACAGGATTCGAACCTGTATCACCAGCCTGCATACAATGCGGTGACTTGCCTGTTAGTCCATTGTTCCGTTACGATTCTGATAAATATCTCATTAAACTATCCTTATCTCTAAAAAGTCTTTTTCCCCATTGTGGATAATTGTTTCTGGGCACACTTAGCCCATCTGACAGCTTATAAACCATAAGAAAACTATCATCAGTATAGGATATTTCGATAATTATTTTGCTTATACTTGTATGGATAATGTTATCCCCGCTCAGATAGCATACGCTATCTTCTACGTTAAATTCAGTATCTATATTCATACCTATATCGTTATTAGTCAATTACCAATCTCCACCATCATTTAATATGCCATCAATAGTAGTTACACTATTTTCAATATTGCTACCTCCATATTGCGTAAATTCCGGTGTAGGATTATTGTCTGTATCTCCATGCATCATTACATGAAGCGAACCACTGGCTGAATACAGCCAAAGACGCTTACCATCCTTTTCCCACTTTTTTGCAAGTCGTTTCAGAGAGTCAATCAACTTACATTCTTCGGGAGTACATTCTATCCCAGCTTCTGTTTGATATTTGCTCATATCGAATTAATTTTAAATATTAATCTTTTTCTAAAAAAGTGTTAGTAGTATTCAACACTCCGGCTGAATCCCGATTTTTACCATCACGCACAAAAAAACTATCGCTTAACAGCCTTTCATAATCGATTTTATTCATAAGAATAACACTCGCATTGCCATCTATATACAGTTTGCATTGCATGAATTGAGTTCCTTTTACTTCCTCAATTACATCTATTTGCATTGTTCTTTTTTTACTCATATCTGTCCAATTTTAAAATTTCATCAATAGATGATAAAACACTCTCCAGTCTTTCCAACTGCTCAGAGTATTTCATAAGAAGATTTTCTTCTCTTTCCGTAGCCTCCCCTCCATTGTGAATATCATTATACTTTTCGTATTTTGATTTTACACTCTTATATGCTTTCTGAAAGAACGGAAGCAATATCTTACATTCCTCTTTGGTCATACAGACCGTTATCTCATATGGAGATGAATACGATTTTCTTGTGCCATCTATGTGACTCATTTCTGTTCGTTATTGAAGTCATTAATATAACTACGCCCAGCATCAGTTGGACGATAAACAACATCACCAAATGGTCCAGCCGATTTCGTCAACAAACCGTTTTTTACCATTTCTTCTAAATCATCAGAGGGTTTACTATAACCACCCCATCCTTTTTTGCAGATATTCCTTAAATGAATAAGCTGCATCTTACTTAATTCTATATTCATTTGGTTCATATTTATTCGAGTTCGAAGATTCTGTTGATGGTGTCAGCTAATTTATCATTGATGATTTTCGAGTTCCAACTGTCAAATTCAAGAATAATACCAACTTGTCTGGAACCGCCGGAGTCTGTATAAGACCTGCCCATTGTGATATTTACAGGCAGGTTCTCCTCTTTGGCTACCTCTATAAAAGCGTTTGCCAGTTTTTTTAACATTTCACATCTTATCAACATAGTATTTTCGGATTAGTGATTATGAATTGACAGCCATGAAGAAACCGGCATTATTATACTGTTGCCTGATTTCTGCGGATGTAAGAATATGATACTTGGTATACAACTCAGCATTGAACAAGTCAACCTGAATACAATACTCCACGATTTTCTCCACTTCTTCCGGAGAGAGTGCCCAATAGTCCGCTACTCTGCAAAGCATATTCTTACACCAATACAATGAATGGTTTCCTGTACGGAATATCTCATTTTCTATATAATCATAAACCGCATATCCATTACATCCATATACAGTTTTCAGATCACTAACTTTGGTTTCATGCAACTGTGATGTCCTTTTATAACAAGGCAGGAATGGAATAATCTTATTGTCTGAAATAACGGATTTCATAATGTCTTTTATTTAAATTTCGGTAATAAGGATGCAGTTCAGATTCTTATTGAATTCTGAACAAAAGATTGTTGTTGCAAAAAATTATACTCTTGCAGGTATATCGTATCTTTTACGTATTTTTTTTACGTAATTGAAAACAGTCTTTTCACAGACTTTTGGAAAAGAGGGATTATTCTCCTTTAGATATTCATGAATCTGGGTGGAAGAATAATAAGGACAGGTTATCAGCAAATGCTTAACTGACTCCTCATAAGGATCGAGACGGCAGGAATAAGAAGGGCGCGGACGATTGCCATGTTGAAGAAGCTCATCAACATTTAATCGGGAAAGCCGCATGACTCTGCCGGGAGGAAGTTGCAGCTTCTTTGCTATTTGAGAACGGCTCAAGCCAAGAAGTCGAAGTTCGGCAATGTTATGCCAGTCGTGGTAGTCTTCTGTAATCTTTTTTGCATCCATTTTCTACATAAATATAGTTTTCGTAAAGTGAAATATTTAATGTTACGAAAAAGTGATGCGGCAAAGTTACGAGTTACAGCCACTGTCGAGACAGTCCACAACTGCGGTATCGCTGTCAGTGGGATTGCTTACCCGGAGGGTCAGTTCAATGGTCAGCCCCGTACTTTTCACATCGGTGGCAAAGGGCCGGTAGCCGATGACGGCTTTCGCACCGTTGGTCAGCTTCAGCGCCTCACCCGTCCAGCCGTTGCTGCTCCAGTCAAAACCCTCGAACGTGGTCTCCACGCCGTTCGACTCCCATGTTCCGGGGTTACTCTCCCCGTTGCTGCGGCCCGCCGCGTCAAGCTTGACCGCCAGGCCGTAGGTGGCCTCGCTGATATCGATACCGCTCTCACCCACGTCGATGCGCAAAGTGTACCCGGTCGGACCGGCTTTCAGGACAAGCGTCTGCGTGCCTTCCTCGGTAAACCGGTTACTGTAGGTCATCATGCTGCGGGGAGCGCTCACGGTACTGCTCTTGACGCCGTTTTTCCAGAACTCCACTTCAGCGGGCACACGGTCGGGATCATAGGCCACCCAGTCGAAAGTGAGCTTCTCGTAGCGGCCGGCTTCAAGGACCGGCTCCAGATGCTCGTCCCGTCCGAGGACATGCCCGTCGGCATGAATGAGCTTCAAACCGATGAAGGGCGCGCCGGTTCCGGCCTTCAGCAGGTCGATATGGATGCTCTCGCTTTTCAGCGTGAGGTCGTCAGTTTCCATCTCGGCCACCAGCTGGGCGGTATGCCGCCCCACGGACAGGCCGGTCATGGAAACCTCGAAACTGCCGTTCGTCGTGCCGCTGCGGGTGACCGTATGCGCGTTCTGCTGTACACCGTCCACGTACAGGCTGACGGTTTTCGTGCCGGTACCGCTCACGGCGTAGGGTATACTCGCGGAATCATAGGTACCGTAACCGCCGTTCTGGATGGTGGCCGCCAGGTTGTAACCGCAGGAAAGGGACAGGGTGACGCTCTTCACGCTCACGTACGCCTGCTTCTTCTGCGCCTTGCCCGTGGTGGGATCGGTAGTCTCGGCAATGACGTAGATGTCGCTCGTGCCCACCAGCAGGTATTTGGTCAGGTCAAGGGTATAGGTACCCTTGCTCACTTCCTTCAGCGAGGAGGAATAAGTGGTGGTCGTCCCGCGCTTCACCTGGATGGTGACGGTCGCTTTCTGTCCGGTACTGCTACCCTTGTCATCACCGCCGGCAACCTGGTGGTCATAGGTATAGGTAAGTTTCACCGCTCCGCCTTCCTTCACGGTTTTCTTGTCGGTCTCGGCAAGCAGCACGATCTTGGTGGTGGAGGACTCACCGCCGCCACCGCTGCCGGCCGGGATGTCAACGCTCGCGATCTCCGCCCCGCTCTTGTTGGTCAGCGCAAGGCGGACACTGCTCTCGTCGTCGCTCACTTCCGCGCTCATGCCGAACACGGTACCGGCTTCCACCTCCTGGAATTTGGCGGCGACGGTCTTGTTCTGGACGGGATTGGTACTGTCAGCATCCAGGCTCTCGTCCACTTCCAGCTTGTCGATGGTCAGATCCACGTTGCCCTCGCTGTCGGGAACTTTCTTCTCGCCGTTCACTGTCAGGCTTTTCATCGTTCCGGCACCGCCGAAGTCCTCCCAGCTCGCCTCCTGCTCCCAGCTCGACAGACTTGTCCCCACGAACTGTTTGGTCTCCCATTTGCCCTGCGAGACTTCATAGGTGATGCAACGACCCTTGTAACGGTATTTCTCATCCACGGCACCAATCGCGGAGGAAAGGACATAATAACCGCTCTCCAAAGGGACTTCCGCCGTCACATTATACGTGTTACCGCCACCGCCCGTACCACCGGGAATATCAACGGAGGCAATCTCCGTCCCGGTCTTCCCCAGCAGGGTGAGTTTCACCGTGTCGTTCTCCTCATCAGGGACGGCCGTCATGCCACCGACCAAACCATCGTTCACACCGGCGGCGGCATCCTCCGCCTGTTTCGCAGCCGCGGATGCCGCTGCCGCAGCGGAATTTGCAGTTTCAGCAGCCTGATTGGCGGTACCGGCCGCATCAGACGCCATACCCGCAGCTTTATTCGCCAAAGCCGCAGCATTATCCGCTTTCGTGGCAGACGCATTCGCCGTGGCAGCGGCATCATCGGCCGGTTTACGCAAAAGGGTAAGCGGAGCACTCACCAGCTCACTGCCGCGAAGGGCGGGGAGACTTTTGATATTGTCAAGGGAGCTGACCTCCACAAGTTCATCAACGCTCTGGCTCTCGGCCTTGATAGCGTTCAGGATCTCCTGTTTTTCCGCATTTGTCATGGCTAATCCTCCATTACCCTTCTATCTGTTTCACTATTTGGGAATAACAGCCCGGAGTAAGACCGGTGACAGCTTCCTTTATCAAAACCGCATCCTCCGATGTCAGATCCACATCCGCATCGGAACCCATAATCCTCATGCAAAGACTGTAAGCATGTAATTTCCTTTCATTATCCGTCTGAATATTACCGCTCGGACGGAAACCGGTACCGTTGAACAGGCACTGGGAGACTATGACTCCCATACACTGGGGTTTCTTATCAATCAACAGCACGCTACCGTCGAAATCCTTAAAATACACATTAAAATTTACTTTCATATCCTTTATTTTTAGATATATGTCATCTTAACGACAATTCCATTAACAACCTCAAGGGTATAGTTATAAGTTATAAAATCACTCTTTACAGCCCACTGGAAGGTACCTGAAACACCCTTTCGGTAACTGTATGTCCCATCGCTGGCCAAGCTCCATCCCGTACCGTAATTGTTCGACAGGATATCACCACAATACACCGCCCCGTTCACATGCACACCACCGTCAAAATAGCCGGCATAAGTATTGGCACTGATAGGATAGCTTTGACCAGAGGACTTGCTGGAGGCATAGATAGCGGCACCACCCAGATTCGAGCCTACGGCCTTGACACCGAAGCGTCCCTGCGTGGCGGCATTAAAGGACACATCCACAATACCCTCCATGTCCGTTTGTGAGACACCAAGTTTCAGACTGCGGGAATCATTGCCGAAATAATCACCGGCTTTCCAGTACAACCGTCCGGAATCAATCGTAAAACCGCCGATTTTACCCTCATAGGCATACACTGTACCATAAATCTTGGCGTTGCGCGTCTCAATACTACCGTCTTCCAGAATCTTGAAATTATCATTAGCCGTAACAAGTCCCTCCAACGTGATATTATCGCCCTTGATTTTTACGCCGTCACCCCCAACACCTACAAGGGATTTCAAATTTCCATCACCGTCAATGGCATACAACCCGGAATATTTGGAAGTAACCATCAGGCCGGTCTCTTCCAGCAGGTTCTCGTCTTTGTCGAACACCGCCGCCGAAATCTTTACCAGACGCTCCGACTGCTCGAAAAGGGTTTTATAACGGTGTGTCAGGGATTCCACACGGTCGGTGCTCAATATGAGCATATACAGGTAAATATCACCGGTAAAACTCAATTTAAAATCACCTGTACCGTTCCAGAGTCCGCTACAGGTGTACTGTACGTACCCGTCGGTCGCGGACAGTTCTTCCTCCACCTCCATGCTGTTGAAATTGGCAAAGCCTGTCTTATCCACACCCACAAACTCCACACGCAGCGTGCCGGCCTTGGCACAGCGGTAAAAGAAAGTCAGGAACACCGGGACGGCTTCCTTCTCCCCACTGTCATTTTCAGGCATGGAGGGAATACTTTTCAGGTTCTCACGTTTCTGGAGGATGTACTTGTTACGAATCCGGACAACCGTACGGCCGTCATCCTCGGTCACGCTCGCGCTGTCACCCTTCCTCGTCAAGACGTTACCGTTCGCCCAGATCCACCGGTTGCCCACAAGGAAGAACACGGTCTCGTTCTCCGTGTTCCACTTCATAAGGCCGTTATCAAAGGCGGGGTTATTCAGGTAGCCGCGCTCGGTGGCGAAGTCATTCCGCAGGGCGGTGACGGAACTGACGATTTTCCCCTCGACTATCTCGAACTTCGTCTTGATATCCTCGCCCGTTACCAGAAGGAACGTACCACGCAGGTAGGCGTTGTCGCTGTACAGGCCATCACCGTGAGGCTGGTTGTCTGAAGGGAACCAGTCATCACTGATACCGTCAAGGTTGCCCAAACGGGCACGCAGGCAGCCGGTGAAGTTCTTCGCCTTCACCACGTCCATCACGTCCACACGGGGCTGCCCGTCCTCGGTGGCGGAGATCAGGATCAGGTTCTGGCGCAACGGATTCTCCGTGTTGCCCATCAGCACGCACTCGTCACCAGACTCCGGAAGAGAAGCGCCGAACTCGTCCTCGCCCACGAGGATGGAACCACCCTCCACGCCGGCCACCTCAACCCAATAGCTTTTCAAATTCCCGCCGCTGAAGGTCTGGCAGCGCATGAGGTCATGGGCCACGAAAGTGTTCTCCTGCTCGAAAGTGATCCTCCAGTAACCGCCCTCAAGAACAGCGGTCTTTATTTTCCCGTTGGCGGCACTGACACAAAGCTGGCCGCCGACGCTGCGTACCTTCTCGATAAGCAGCTCCAATACTACCATGACCTGGCGTACCGTCAGCTTGTCGATGGTCAGATGGGACAAAGCGTCCTCCATCCAGAGCCGCCAGCCCTCACCGAAAAGACCGTCCACGAATTTCGGACTGCGAAGAAGCTCACGCACAACAAGGGTCAGCAGCCCGGCATTGCCCTTGTCATCAATACCCGCATTATCCTCCTGTCCGAAAGAGGCTCCCGCTTCGAAGGTGATCTTCCCCTTTGCACGGTCATTCTTTTTTTTGCTGATGTGTTCCGCCTGGCTTCTCCGCGCGGAAAAAAGATTGTTGTCCGTAGGCAGTGTCTTGTCCCAGCTACGGATAATGTCAGGAAGCGCGGCACCCTCCGCCTTTGACTTCGTATAGTTTTTCAGTTCCCCGATACTGTCATTCACCCGTTCAAACGCACCACTATGCAGGGCATCGCTGATCTCGATGTCCATCTCCCCGGGTTGGTTCACTTTCCGGGTAATTTTCGTGATACGGCTGCTGCGATAACCGGTTTCGGGGAAATACTCCTCGCTTTCAAGTCTCACACGACGGCCTACGGACAGGGAAACACCGTTCTCCTCAATCCACACATGGTCGGTCGGGGCCTTGTAAACGGCAAGATCCTGCCAGTGTTCGGTATTGAACTGTTCCACCGCCGTAAGAAACTCCTCCTCGGCAAGCGGGTAATATTCGTCCGGCATACGGATATTCCAGAGAATATAACGGTCACCGGATTTCGGAATAAGTTTGCCGCCGGGGAGTTGCGTGTCATCATCATAGGGCCATATCGTAATAATCTCGAACTCACGGGTGGCACTGTTGAAATTCACCTCGAAATAGTGGTCCTCACCCTGCCCCAGTCCGGAAAGGTCACCGTCCTGGAACGATACACGTTTGGTCTCGTCGGGCAGCTCGTAATCGTTCGGATCGAAGTTCAGGCTGTCGTCCCTGAAATAATAGACCGTGAAAGGGTTGCCGTCGTCATCTTTCACATCTTCGCTGCGCACACTGCTGACAGCCCCGATCCTGCGGGGATAAATGCCGCTGAAGGCGTCTTGCTCGTAACGGTCATAGATGCCGTACTCCTCCGTATGTATCTCGACATATTGCCTGCCCCCCGGAAGCATCAGGCGGCTATGCCCGTATTTTGACGGATCTATGTTCCGCGTGCTGCCTACCGGGAACAACCGGGTATAAAAATTGTCGGTACCCGTCGTGTCGCGTTCGATTCCGGTCAGTCCCTTCCCGTAGCCCAGCGTTATTTCCTCGCCATGCTCACACCGGCACACGTTCACGGTCTGGCCTTCCACCCACCATTCAGCCTGCCCGCCGACCGCTTCGGCTATCTCTTTCAGGGCTTCGTTGCAGTACTTCCCCTCGTAATCGATGACGATAAGGTCCGTACCGTCCACCCGCCCCACTTTCCAGTCGGTGGTGTGGTTCATTCCGTCATTGATACACTTCACGATCATGGCCACGTGTTCACGCGGAGTCGCTGTCAGCGTGAACACAGGCTCGGTGTTCCCGTCGGTGGTCTCCAGCACAAGAAAACGTCTCACCAGGCTCTCGATACCGTAAAACTTCAAATCATATACCCACTCCTGGCCGCTCTTCTGCTTCGGGGTGTACCGTTCGGTCAGCCAGTAGCGCTCACCCTCAAAGTCCACCCGGTCATTCACGTCCAGGGCGATATATTCGTAATGCGTGAAAGAGAGTGTCAGGACATTGTCACCCTGCACCTCCTTCACCTGGGTGGAGCTGTCGCCCGCCTCGATATCGGTCCGTCTGTTGCCGTTGCTGTCATAGATGGTCAGCATGTCTGTATCTTGTTTAAACGTCGTTTGAATAGGGTTTGAATCACATTTATATGATCGGGACAGGTTCCCGGAACTTCACCTTGAACTTGCCGGCGTGCACGCCTTCCTTCCAGAGATAGGTCAGAGGCTGGAACTTGCTGCAATCCGTATATTTCACACGGAGAGTCAGGGCAAGTTGGGGAAAGGAAATCTCAAGCCACCCGTCACGGCCTTTCTTCAGGAAATTGATGAACTCGAAATACTTCTTCAGCCAGCCGGCCTGCGTTTTGCCAAACAGGGCGAAATGAAGCGTCACGTCACGGGCCTCGTTCCTGGGCGTCAGCACGGAGGAATATTTCTCCCCGTCCTCCTCCCGGATATTCACAGCCGTGTCCGTTTTCGTCTTGCTCGGGGTCAGGATGGCGGTCAGGTTATCCATCCCGCCGCGCTTGTCCTCAACGAGGAACACCCCGTATGTACTCCAGATGTCGGTACCGTTGACAAGTACCAGACCGCCTAATATCTTTTCCATATCATTTGCATTTTACTCCGTCACGATTGATTTTACGAATCTCTTCCTCTATTTTGCCAAGGTGCGACGCGCTCGTGCCGGTGTTCTCCTCGATACGGGCAAGATGCCCCTCGGCGGTGTTCATCTTGTCGATGACGCTCTCCATCTTCTCATCGATGCTCGACCAGTGTTGCAACCCGCTGGTGAACATGCCGTCCAGTTTTGTACCCTGGTCCTGTGTCATGGCTGAAAAACCGCCGGTTTTGGCGCTCTGGCTCGTACCGCCCGAGTTATCGTACCCGGTGGCCGCGGCAAGATTGTCACGAAGAGCGACGGCTTCCTCGACATACTTCATGTACTCGTCCTGGAGGGCCTTACGCTCGGCTTCTGTAAGGTCATTGTCTTCCATCGCCTTGCCGAATTTCTCCCACCAGCCTTTCAGCTTGTCGGAATACAGCTCACCGATCTTGTTTGACAGCATCGCACGCATGAAATACTCGGATATGTCCTCCGCCGCGGCTGCGGCATCATACTTCATATCCATCAGGTTATCCACGAAACTGCTGTACATGCTGTCGAAGGAAATACCGGTGAGACCTTCATACAGCTGGTCGGTAAGTTCCTCCAGCTTGCCCGCCTGGTCGATATAGTCATCCAGCTTCTCGGTCAGACGACCTCCATATCCGCCCTTGCCGGTATCCTGGATCTGCGTCCACATGTCCACGTTACTGCGCAACTTCTTCATCTCCTCCGGACTTAGGTTCCAGATGTCACCGTTCCAGCTACGCCCGATCTGACCGCTCAAACGGTCAATCTGTTCCTGTGAGAAACCGCCCCAGTAATAATTCCAGCTGTGATGCGAACCGTGATAACCGGCCTGCGACATGGCCATGTCCAGATAGTTCGAGTTCGTCTCCTGCTGGAGCCTGTAGGCATCCCGGTAGGCGGCCACGGACTTTGTACCCTTGCTCGCCTTGATCTCCTCCGTCAGGTCCTCGATAGCCGTCTGCAAGGTCTCGTTGCGCTCGGTCAGCCGGTCGATGGTTTCCTGGACCTCTTTGGCATTGCTTGAAGTCGTCCAGGAGGAAAATCCGCCCCAGGTCAATGCGTCGAATATCTTGCCCACACCGGAAAGCAGCGATTTTCCGATAGTCACAAAAAGATCACCGGAAAGCACATCGTCAAGAATACCGCTCACGGCATTGAACACCGCGTCGAGCAGGCCACCGATGACCACACTCAAACCATCCTTGAAAAGGTCTATAATACTTACAATCCAGCCGACAACAGGCACATCCTCAAGTGTTTCGGAAACCTTTCCGAAAGCCTCGCCCAGTTTGCCGTCCACTTCCTTGGCACCTTTGCCGAGTGTGATCAGGCCATTATACGCCCCGCTGATACTGCCGGAGGCAATCTGCTGCAATCCGTCCCTCACATTCTCCATACTGGTCTTCAGACCGGAGGCAGTATTCGAGAGGGACTGCCGGGCACTGTCAGCCGTTTCCTGCAAGGCGTTTATATTCTCACTCGCGGCATCGGCATTAGCCTGCGCCGTTTCCAGGGCTTGCCGGGCGGACTCCTTCTCCTGTTCGGTTCCGGACTGTTGCGCCTCAATGTATGATTTCTGGGCGGCAATAAGTGCCGTATAGGTGTCCGCATACACCGCCTGTGCCTCCTTCAGGTCTGAAAGGGCTTTCTGGTAGGCAGTAACCTCGGCACCCAGTTTCTTGAAACTGACCTTGCCGGAACCGCCCAAAGCCCTCTCCATCTGCTGGACGGCAGAGACAAGCGCGTCCTGGCTGGCATGGTCGGCATTTCGGAACTCGTCAGTGAGCATGTATTTTCTGGCATCCGCCAATACAGGCTTTATCATATCGGAAAACATCCCGCCGAATTCACCGAAGACAGTACCCCAGTCAATACGGGCTTTCAGTTCCTGCACTTCGATGCCGGCAAGTTTGCTGTCACGTTCAACACCGAGAGAGAGCTTCTCGCTGCCGGACGTCGTCTTTTGTATCTTTTCCGCATATTCGGTCGCGATGGCGAGTTTCTGCTGCTGGAAGGTGCCGTAGGCCTGCAAATATTCCTGCATCACTCCGAACTCTTCCCGATAAGCTTCCGCTATTTTCTTCTGTCGGCCGGACTCGTTCAGCTCACGGGCCTTGTCTATTTCGGACTGCTGATCTTCCGACAGCGAACCGGACTGCCCCGCTTTCGCGTTGTCACGTTTCCAACCGGCTTCCTGCCTGGCTATTTCATCCTTGCGTGCCTGGTATTCATTGTCTATCTGGCGCAGCTTCTTCTCCAGCCCCTCGGTCATCATCTCAATCTCCGCCTCGTCATTCTTCCTTTGCAGCCCGGCGAGTTCCTGGCCCAGCTTTTCAGAAACCTGTTTGCGGCGTTGGGCTTCTTTCTCCGCCTTGTCCGCCTTCTTCCGTTCGGCCTCGGAATCCTTATCCTCACCGGGCTTGACCTTGTCGTACTCCTTTTTGGCGGTATCGACGGCATCCTTCAGTTCTTTCGCCTTCTTCTCAAACTCCTCACGGGAAAGGCTGTTGGACGTTTCCTGAAGAAAGGCGTTATAAGCCTTGAGCGCGTCCTGGTATTTCTCTTTTGTCGCAGCCACCCAGTCAGTGCTTGAATCCGTGGGCAGGTTACGCCGGTTTTGTTCCGAAACCAGTTTGTTCAGCTGATACTTCAGTTCGTCACGGGAATAAGTTCCGGTAAGATTTTCGTCACCCTGCGTAATCTTTCCGTATTCCTTCTCCTGGACAGACATCCGGGCAAGCAGGGTTCTACGTTGCTTTATCTGCTGTACAAGGGTCTCGTTACTCACACCGGTCAGGTTTTCGAAATAGGCATTTACCTCGTCCTTGCGGATTTGTCCGTTCAGGCTCTTGCGTTTTCCGTACAGATTCTGAAGCTCTGCCTCCTCATCCCTTGAACGTGCGGATTTCCGGACATATCGGGCTCTTTGCCGCCCGTAGCTGTCCTGGTAATATTCGGTTGCCAACCGGGTCTTGCCTTCAAGTTCTTTTATCCTGTCATCCACACGTTTCAATTCATTGGCGGGATTGGATATGGACTCACCGGCTTCCAATCGGGCTATCTCTTCCTTGATTTTCTTGATATTCTTCAGTTTCTCATACTCGGTGTCGTATTTGGAGAATATATCCGGATATTTCTGTTCCAGCTTGTTTAGCGCCTCACGCCGGGCATCCGTGGACACGGCTTCATCCCCGGCAATGGAACACAGTTCCTCTATTTTGCGCCTGTGCTCTTCCTCGGCCTCTATGGTTTTCTGCTTCTGCTGCTGATACCTTTCCTCGGATTCCTGCAAACGTTCGGTTTCCGTCTTCATGGAGATCAGTGCCACGGCAACACCGGCAAGCAGGGTCGCAACCAGCACATAGGGATTGGAAAGCATGGTCCGGTTGAGCATTTTCTGCGCTTTCTCAACCAGCAGGAGCCAGTTGTAATGCAACGCCTCCGCAGCCACCGCCCAGCCTTTCACGGCCGTGACTGTCATGACGGCGGTCCGGTACACACCATACGTGCCGACAAGCCCGAGCAGGATACGGCCGAAACGTTCGTAATGCTCCACCATGTAGGAAACACCGGAAAGCGTGGTGTTGATGACACCTTCCGACTGCTGCCCGATTTCATTGAACATCATTGAAACGGCATCCTCTATATTGGAGATCTGTCCGGTTATCGTTTTGGATTGTGCCTCCATCAGACCACCGAATTTTCCGCCCTCGTCCGTCAGGCTCTCTATGACCTTCTGCACTTCGGGAAAACCGACCTTGCCTTCCTCCACAAGCTCCTTCACCTTGCTTTCAGCCACGCCGAACTGCTTGGCCAGTTCGGCGATCATAGGGATGCCCCGGCCGGTGAACTGGTTCAGGTCCTGTGTATAAAGCCGTCCCTGGGACATGGTGGTGCCGTAAAGATAGACCAGATCGTTCAAAGGGATGGAAAGTCCGGCAGCGATGTCACCCAAGCGGATCAGCGTCTCGTTCACTTTCTCCGCTCCAAACCCGTAGGCAAGAAGCTGCTTGGCACCCTGCGCGACATCCTCCAGGCCGAAAGGAGTGGTCGCGGCCGTATGTACCAACTGCTGCATCAGGGTGTCGGCCTTCTCCGCACTGCCGAGCATGGTCTGAAACGACACCTCCAGCTGCTGGAACTCGCCGCGTACCTTGGTGATGTTCGACACCAGCTCCTTGATAGTAAAGGCGGCCGCCAGTTTGCCGACGGTGTTGTTCAACAGGGAACCGCTCCTGTCAAGTTCCCGGATCTGTCTGTTGGCGGACGATGCCTGCTGGGACATCCGCTCGATCTTGCCCACGGCCTTGTCAAGACGGGCGCTCAAATGGTCCACCATAAGGAATTCTATTTGTACCGGTTTCATCTATTTTAGCTTGCTTTGAAAAAATCCTACTATTCCATCCGCTTCATCCTCGGCGCTCCGCTCATCCGCAGGACCGGAAGATCCGGACTTGTCACGGACATACCGGGGAGCGTCACTAAGCATCATGATCAGGGTCTGGTAATTCACCTTGTTCAGTATATAGTCCACGCTCCAGCCGGTGGCACTGGCAATCTGCCACACAAAACCGAAAGGGCTATGGGAGCCTTCATAACGGCTCTTTAACTCCCCTTCTTTCTTTGGCTCAGTCTCAAGCTCATCGGATTCGTCCGCTCGGCTGATCTGATAATAGGTATAAAAGGGTCGGTACCCATCAGGCTGACAAAACGCTTGATCGCACCCACCAGATAACGCTGTTCCATGAAGTTCCTTATGAGCCATGCCACCGGGCGCAAAAGCACGCGGCGGCTGAAAGGGCCACGACAAAGGGTATAGGCCACCATACGGCTCACCGCCTTGCCGTGAGAGGCCAGAAACTGCATTTCCTCCTCCTTGCTGAACCCCCACATCTCCTCACTGGTGATCCCCATCGACAAATATGTCCGGGCAAAAAGAATCTGACCGGACATATAAGGCCGCCTCATGGTCACGCGCAGCTCCAGCGGGGATTTCCTGAAAGGGATATGAAACGCTTTCAGCGGGACGCTCACACCGATATCCAGCAGCGCGTCCGCACCCTCACGCTGGATCTGCTTGATGACAGCTTCGTCCATACGCTACTCCTCGGCCGGGTTAGTGGAAGCAGCGGCGGCAGATTCAGCAGGAGGCAGTTTATACTGTTTCCACTCTTCCGGGATAGAATCCGTATTGAATACGCCATGGGGCTGGGAGCCGTCTTCCGGCATGGCCACTTCCAGCGTGCATTCGATTTTCGCCGTCTCTGTCAGGGTCAGCTTGCCGCCGAGATTGGAAAGTAGCGTGCCATTGGGAATCAGGATGCTCTGCCCCGAAACAAGGGCTATTTCCCACGGACCGGTCAGCAACACGGCTGCCGTCGGGGCCGTCCAACCAATCGGGGTTTTCTTTTCCGAGTCCTCTTCCTTGTAGTGCATGGTACCACCCAGCAAGCTATGCAGGTTTTCGTAGTTCAGCTGGATAACGTTGAACGTGGGGGCGATGCTGCCATTCGACTGGGGAATGATAAGCACCGGCGTTCCCGGCACCTGCTCCGCCTCGATTTTGGCGGATTCGGGTTTCTGCCCGCCCATGTCAAACGAATTCTTCTCTATGTAACCCACCACAAAGTCCTTGTATTTCACGGCACCGACGCCGTACATGAAATTCTTATTCATTGTTTCTTGATTTTGAAAGTTAATACTATGCCGGCAACACATCCGGTTATAAAAGCGGCCAGCGCTATTTTAACGGGACTAAAGCGACGTTCAAATTCCGTTTCAACTGTGGATGAGTCCTCATGTGTCTCATTACGGATACGGGTCAGTTCCTCCTCATAACACAGTACCAGCCGCTGGAGGCTGTCGCAGGATGCCTCCGCTATGATATTGCCGGCCGCATCGCTCTTCACCGTCAGGCCCGCCTGCCCGTTCCTGGAATGGTAGGACGAACCGGAGGGAAGTTTACGGAGGCTGTCCGGAGGGATCGTCAGGCTCACCGCCGATTTCGGAATCCCCGCCATCAACAGCCCCCGCCTCACGTTTGACACGTTGTCGGCGCTTGACGACAGGCTGCTGTTCCGGTTCACCTCCGTCCTGCTCTTTCGAGTACTCGCGCATCCCGTAAAGAACAGGACAATCATCATGATGCCTGCAACTGTTGGCAGTATCAATGGCTTTCCGGAGGCGTGCCATTTCACGCCGGGTCGCCTGCAAAGCTTTCCTGTTTTCATTCAGTTCCTCTTTTAAGGGTTCTACAATATTCTCGATCAGGATACGGGTGGCATGTTCGGTGTTGTCAATCCGTACCGTCTCGGCTTCGGCGGTAGCCTTCTCCGCTTTCGCCCTCGCTTCCCTGACCGTTGATTTCAGGGTGATGATGGCTATTATCGTGGCTACCAGACCACCGCCCAGCACCAGATTCATGACTGCACTGAAATCCATACGCACACTGGTCTTTCAGGTCAAAGCCTATTTGCCGGCATCCTTACCCGCAAACAGTCCGATGAGCCACTGGACAAAGCCCGTATCGGCAACACCATTGGACACAAGGGACGCACCGAACCCATAACACAACGCGATATACCACGTGGCATCAGCGACAAAGCCCGCATCCAGCCACCATAAAAGCATGGCGGCCACAATGCCCACACACCAGCTGACAATCTGTGTCGCCAAGCCCTGCATTTTTGGAAACAGAGCCTTGATCCCTTCCGTGAGCAACACCACGCCACCGACAAAACCGGCAAAGGTGGTGATCATCGCGCTATAATCGACTTCCGGTACTGTACCGGTCTGGGCAAAAGTTGCTGACACGAATCCGAGTATCAGCCCAAAGAATAAAAGAAATCTTTTCATGTTGTTGTTGATTTATTAAGTTATACCTATTTGTTTAAGCCATCTCTGTACATCAAAACTGGGGCAGGCTTTGGCCGCCAGTTCATTGTGACCGACGATTCTCACATCGGGAAAACGACGATGGAAATCCTTCACGTACTTCTCAAGCGCCTTTTTCTGCCAGGAGGTACGGGTGTCCGCAGGCGTTTTACCATCCTTTGCACACCCACCGGCATAGACGATATGGCGGCTCACGGAATTGTAACCGGCCACGCCGTTGGTCACTTCCCACGGGTCCACATTCGCGTCCTCGTTATTGTTCACCAGGCGTTCCACTCCGCCGTTCAGATGGAACAGGTCGGTATATCCGACCTGCTTCCAGCCGCGGCCGCCCTTTGAGACGGGGTTCGTATGCCAGGCGCGAATCTCCGCACCGCTTACCTCACGCCCTTCAGGAGTGGCCGTGCAATGGATGACAAGATACTTCAGCTTTCCCATCACTCACCGCCTTCCTCTTCATCAACGGCCGCCTGGGACAGTGCTATCTCCACCTTCTTCTCCGGATCGGCGTCCAGGCCCAGTACAAGTGTGCCGGATACCGCCTTGCCGCTACTGTTCACACCGGCGGTGACCGTCAGAGAGCCATCGGTACCGACTGCCGTGAAACCGGCAGGAATGGAAACCACGCTGTAATCACCGGAGGCAGTGACCTTCACCTCCTTGCTCTCACCGGCGGCCTTGAAGGAAAGAGCGGCCGGGTCGGCAGAAATGCTGCGTTCCACCGCCTTGAACACCGGAGTCTCACGGGTGTCAAGCACCACGAACTCCTCGCCGAAGGCGATTTCCGTATCGGCCTTCATCAGCAGCTTGAAGAAGTACAGCTCGCTGGAGTTCATCCACTTGTCAATCTGGATCACCTCCTCGTCGTCCTGGAGGTTCACACCGGCAAAAAGGTTGCCGTCAGCGCTCATCGAGCAGAGCGTGGCTACGATAAGGCCATCAGGCCAGGAATTCAGCGTCTCGATGGTGATACCCTTGTAACGCTTCTTGTTGATGTCCGTCTCGCTCGTGTTCTTGTACTCGCGTTCGGTCAGCTCGTCATCGTACTTGTCGAAGTCGTCAATACTCATCAGGATACGCAGGTTCGGATTCTCACGCAGGGCTTTTGGAATAGCCTTGCGGACAGCCTTCAACTTGCCGATCATGGAAGTATCGGAAGGAGCCGGAACCACGATCACATCCGGATCTTTAGCCGCCTGGGTCAGGATACCGTTGAAAAGGTGGTCGTCGTCCGAACCGAACTCGCCGTTCAGGTAATGCCAGCCCAGCTCGAACTTCACACTCTTGCTAAGTTCATCCAGAAGCGTGTTCTGCGCTTCGGGGGGAAGTTCGGCAAACACGAGGTTGCCCTTCGGCTGCCACTTGCGCCAAACATGCTCGAAGGCACGGGGATTGAAAGTCGTGAACGCCATGAAGTCCTCCGGATCCAGTGATTTCTCCGAGTAATTGAAATTGCCTTTCGAGTCTTCCAAAGTCGGGTTCTCCTTACGCTTCTGGAGCATCTTGCCGGTCTTGATACGCGGCAGGCTGATTTTTTTCTCCACACCGGGGATCACCATGATCAGACCTTTTTCTACAAGGTCATTCCCGGTGGTGGCCAGGACCAGTATTTTCTCCAGTACCTCGCCGTTGTAATTCGTGTTTCTTACTACTATTGCCATGGCAAATGTTTTTATTTATGGTTCAACTTGTCCTTAATCTCGCTCATGCGCTTGTTCCAGGGGCTTTCACCCGTCGGATTCACACGAAGGTCGGTCATGACACTACGTTTGGGGGAAAGCTTCTCCAATGCCTTTTCCCCGTTCTCCCGGTCTTTTGCCAGAAGGTTCTCATAGATGGGGCGGGTGGCGGCATCGATACGACCGTCCTGTTCCGCATCATCAAGCAGTTTCTTACGCGCGGCAGCGTCATCCGCATCCGCCTTGTCCTGGAACACCTTCAGTTCGCCCTTCAGGCGGGTGACCTCGGCATCAAGGGCCGGGACTTTGCCAGCCTCCGTTTCCAGCAGTCCGATTTCACGCAGGAAATCGTCATCCGTCGCACAGTTCTTGAACCGCGGACGTCTCTTGAGTTCGTCTAAATTCATGCTATTCTCGTTTTGTGGCTTGTGCAGCCGGTTATTGAATATTTGAAATACTTGTTCGGGGGTACTGTCCTCCGGTACCGGGTCAGCGTCATAAATACCGTCGATAAGCCCCAGCGCCAGCGCCTCGTCGGCACGCAGCCAGTGATCCTTGCCGTCAAAATACATCGCGCGGATTTCCTCCTTGTCCTTGCCCATACGGGTGGCATACATCTCGCAAAGGGTATCCTCAAGCGCCTCGATCTCACGGATGCAGTCCTTCATCTCATCCTTGTTGCCGTAACAGCCGCCCTGGACACTGTGAAGCATCAGACGGGCATAACGGCTCATCTGCACGGGCTTGCCGCAAAGGGCGATGACGGAGGCCATGCTGGCGGCGATGCCGTCCACGTAGATGGTAATGTCGGCCTTGCTGTTCTTCAAGGCATTGAAAATGGCGATGCCCGAATAAACCTCGCCGCCGTTGCTGTTGATACGCACGTCCACCTTCCCGGTCAGGGCTTCCGCTTCCAGAAGTTCACGGGCAATATCACCGCTGCGCACGTTATCATCGTACTCACCGATGTCACCGTAAAGAAGGATGCAACAGGCATCGGTTCCGGGTATCATATTGAAAAATCTACTCATGTCACTATCGTTTTGGCAGGTCCTTCCCTGCAAAGTTTACGGTGCGAAATTAGGGGGATTAAAAGCCTTTTTCAAACCGCGTTTTCATCATGGAGACTTTAAAGGATTGCCATGACGCTTTAAAATGTCATCATGCGGAGCGCGTTTTTTTTCGCTCCTTTTCCTTATCAATTTTGCACGTAAAAAAGGAGGTAATATGGCCGAACTTACAAACGAGCAGAAAAAGGCATGGGCGAAAACGCTCTACACCCGCGAAACGCTCACGCAGGCGGAAATAGCCGAGCGTGTGGGGGTTTCACGGGTGACTGTGAACAACTGGATAGGCAAAGGAAACTGGGAGCAGCTGAAGGCTTCCATAACCATCACACGGGAGGAGCAGCTGAAGAACCTGTACCGGCAGCTGGCGGAACTCAACAACGCCATCATGGGAAAGCCGGAAGGGGAACGGTTCCCGAACGCCGCGGAAGCGGACACCATTTCCAAACTGTCGAACGCCATCAAGAAACTGGAAACAGAAGTGGGGCTGGCGGACATCATCTCCGTGTTCTCCGACCTGCTCAAATGGGTGCGGACCTACGATTCCACGCAGGCGAAGGAGATCACCCCGCTTCTGGACGCGTTTGTCAAATCAAAATTATCCTGACATGGCAAAGAAAAGACTCACACCCCAGGACAGGATCGCACTGGACAACTGGAACGAGCTGGTGGCATCCGTGCGCGAACATTCGGACATCAACCCCACGGACACGGAAACGGAAATCAGGCAGAGGCGGGAAAGACTGGAGAAGAACGACGAGGAGTGGTTCAAATACTACTTCGCCATGTATTGCACCTGCGAGTCCGCCGCCTTCCACAAAAAAGCCACCGGGCGGCTGATGAGGAACAACCGCTGGTACGAGGTAAGGGCCTGGTCACGCGAGCTGGCGAAATCCGCACGCTCCATGATGGAGATATCCAAACTGGCACTGACAAAAAAGATACGCAACGTGCTGCTGATCTCCAACTCGGCAGACAATGCGGAAAGGCTACTGCTGCCGTTCATGGCGAACTTCGAGGAGAACCAGCGGATCATACAGGACTACGGACAGCAGAAAAAACCGGGAGCGTGGGAAACCGGGGAGTTCACCTGCATGTCCGGATGCTCCTTCCGCGCCATCGGAGCCGGGCAGTCACCGCGCGGTACGCGTAACAAGAACTTCCGGCCGGACTTCATTCTGGTGGACGATATAGACACCGACGAGGAGTGCCGGAATCCGGAACGGATCAAAACCAAATGGAAATGGCTGGAGGAGGCGCTGATACCGACCATGTCCGTATCGGGAAACTACCGCATCCTGTTCAACGGAAACATCATCGCGCCGGACTGCTGCATCAAAAGGGCCATCGAAAAGGCCACCGAACTGAAAGCGAAAGGAATCGGGCACGTGGATATCATCAACATCCGGGGAAAGGACGGACTGTCCGTATGGCCCGAAAAGAACTCCGAGGAGGATATCGACCTCTTCCTTTCACTGGTGAGCGCGGCGGCGGCACAGAAAGAGTTCTTCAACAACCCGGTGGTGGACGGCGGCGTGTTCGCGGAAATCACCTACGGGAAAGTGCCGGCACTCTCCAGGTTCAAGTTCCTGGTGATATACGGGGACCCCGCACCGGGAGAGAACAAGACGAAAAAAAGTTCCACCAAAACGGTGTGCCTGCTCGGGAAACTCGCGGGAAGGCTTTATCTGATAAAAACGTTCCTGGACAGGGGGCTGAACGCGGAATTTGTAGAGTGGTACATCAAGCTGCTGGAGTTCGTGGGCGGAAAAACCACCGTGTACTGTTACATGGAGAACAACAAATTACAGGATCCTTTTTTCCAGCAGGTATTCCAGCCCATCGTGCGGCGGATACGCAGGGAAAGGAAAATATCACTGTACATCACCGGAGACGAGGAGAAGAAAACCGACAAGGCCACACGTATCGAGGCGAACCTGGAACCGCTCAACCGGGAGGGGAACCTGATACTCAACGAGGCCGAAAAGGACAACCCGCACATGAAACGGATGGCGGAACAGTTCAAGCTGTTCAACCTGCAACTGACCTATCCGGCAGACGGACCCGACTGCGTGGAGGGGGGAAACAGAATTATAGACCGCAAGACCAGACAGTCGGAAAAGCCCGTCATTGTCACAAGGAAAAGCACGCGGTCACAAAACAAGTACAGAGTGTAAACTTCAATACCTATCATTATGAGCAAATTTATCGAACTTTCAGACTACGACGCGAGCATACACCGGGAGATTCTGGACGCACTGACAAGGGAGGACGACGCCGTCGTGGAGATATGCGAGGACCGCGCCGTCGCCGAGATGCGCTGCTACCTTTCCAGACGTTACGACTGTGACAAAATATTCACGGCAACCGGTGACAAACGCAACCAGCTTGTCCTGATGATGGCCATCGACATAGCCGTGTACCACATCTTCTGCATACATAACCCGAGGAACCTGTCACCGCTGCGGAAGGAACGCCACGAAAGGGCGGTCGAATGGCTGAAAGCCGTGGCGGCCGAGGAGATATCGGTGGACGGCCTGCCCCTGCTGTCCGAAGAGACGAGGGCGGCAAAATCCAATTTCCTTATCAAAAGCAACCGTAAACGTGTAAACCATTGGTAATATGAGCAAAAGAAAGAAAGGGGCCGGAAAGATAACCCAAAGCGGGAACCTGCCGAGGCCCGGGCAGAAAGGACCCGCAACCATCATACTGACACAGCCCAGAAGGTTCGGTATAGACATAGCGGACTACATGCTCGCGGTAAGGGCTTTCGAGAATGTGGACTACTCCAGACGCTTCAGGCTGTACGACCTGTTCAGCGACATACTCATGGATACGCACCTGACAAGTGTCATAGAGAAACGGAAGAATGCCGCACTGGCATCTTCCATAGAATTCCGCAGGAACGGGAAGCCGGACGAGAAGGTGAACAAGCAGATCAGGTCCCCATGGTTCCGGAAGTTCATAGGGGACATCCTGGACGCCAAATTCTGGGGGTTCTCACTCGTGCAGTTCTACCGCAAGGGGGAATGGGTGAACTACGACCTGATACCGCGCAAACACGTCGATCCCGTGCGCAGGCTCATACTGCGGCACCAGACGGACACCACCGGGACGTCCTGGGACGAGTACCCCGACCTGTTGTTCATCGGTTCACCCGACGATCCCGGACTGCTGGTGAAAGCAGCCATCTGGGTGATATACAAACGTAACGACGTGGCGGACTGGGCACAGTTCGCGGAAGTGTTCGGAGCGCCCATCAGGGAGTACACGTATCCCACGGATGACGACGAGGCACGGCAGAAGGCGCTGGACGACGCGGACAGCACCGGAAGCCTGTCGGTTTTCGTGCACGCGGAGGATACGGTGCTCAAGCTCGTGGAAGCCGCGAACAAGACAGGGAGCGCGGACCTCTACGACAAGCTCTGCGAGCGCTGCAACAACGAAATCTCAAAGCTGTTCCTCGGAAACACGCTCACCACCGAAGCCTCCGACAAGGGCACACAGGCACTGGGAACCGTACACAAGGACGTGGAGGAGAAAGTGACGCTCTCCGACAGGCAGGACATCCTCGACGTGCTCAACTATGACATGGCCGACATATTCGCAATGCTCGGAATAGACACCACAGGCGGGGAGTTCTGCTATCCGGAAAAGAAGCTTATCGAACCGGAGAAAAAGATGTCCATCCTCACACAGCTGCGCACGAACTTCAACCTGCCGGTAGGTGACGACTACCTCTACGAGGAATTCGGGATCGAGAAACCGGCAAACTATGACGAGCTGAAGAAACGCCAGGAGGAGAAAGCGGCGGAAATCGAGGCGGCGAAGGCCCGAAAGACCGAAAAGGCGGAAGAGGATGAACCGGATCCGGAAGAAGAACCGGAACTGGAAAAGCACGGTAAAGGAACACCCAAAGAAAAGAAAAATGCCCTTAAAAACGCATACAACTGGCTGAAACGTTTTTTCGGGAAAGCCCCGGGGAGAGACGGGGCAGCTTTAGAATGGTGATAAACGGCCTCTACAGAATGGAGGACAAACAGGTGGAAACTTTATTCTCGTTCGATGAAGAGGTACTGAAGAAAGCCCTGAAGAACATATACAGCAAAGATTTCCATCCCATGACCGACATCGAGGAGAACCTGTTCGAGGCCACGTGGAAAACGATGAACAAAGCCACCGACAAGGGGTTTGGGACACGGAAAACCGATGATCCGGATTATGACTTCTACCGTGAAATCCGAATGAACAACGCCGTGTTCGCAGCTTTCAAGGTACACAGGGCACAGAACGACATGGCAGCGCTGCTACTGGACAAAAACGGAAGTTTAAAGCCGTTTGAACAGTGGGTGAAGGAAGCCATGCCCATAGCCGACCACCAGATGATCCATTGGCTGCGTACAGAATACGACACGGCCGTCATACGGGCACACCAGGCCGCGGACTGGAGACAGTTCGAAAGAGAAAAGGACGTATTGCCGAATCTCAAATGGATGCCGTCCACATCCATACATCCGGGAGCCGACCACAGGATTTTCTGGGGGACCATACGTCCGATAGATGATCCGTTCTGGAACGAGCACAAGCCCGGGGACAGATGGAACTGCAAGTGCACGCTCTCATCAACGGATGAAGCGCCGACAGCGGTACCGGACGAAAACGGGCAGAACAAGGCACATGACGGTCTGGAAAACAATCCGGGAAAAGACGGCAAACTGTTTTCAGACAAACACCCCTACGTTACTGAAGCGCATCCGGGAGCAAAAAAAGCCGTGGACGCACTGACCAGGCGCATCAACGAAATGATAGCCGAAATGCCGGACAACCTGACGCTGGAGGAAAAAACCGACATCGCCCGCAACAATCTCAAGATAGAAAAGGCACTCGGCGTTACCAAAGGCAAGCCGATGACATACGAACAGGCGAACAAGGGAAAGGAGAACCCGAAATTCGGAAAAGAAGAAGGATACCGCGTGAATTGCCAGACCTGCACCGTGACACACATGCTCAGAAGGTTGGGGTTTGACATCGAGGCAAAACCCAACATCAGACAAAGCGCATACAATGAAATGGCAAAACAAGGTATCACATGGGAAGAACGTTTCCTGAACCGGGACGGAACAAAGCCGGATTATGACTATACCTATAAATGGCAGGTCAGAAAGGGATATCAAGTAATGAATGCAAACCGGCTGAAGGAATACTTCAGGGAAAAATTCAGAGAGGATGGAATATACGAGATATATTGTGCCTGGAAAGGCGGCTCCGCACACGTGTTCTGCGCGGAGGTGACTGAAGGAAAGACAAGGTTCTTCGACCCGCAAACCGGAAAGGATGATGCAAGCAATTACATACAGAGCATGAAAGCGGGCCGTGTGGGAGTGATAAGAATAGACAACAAACTGGTAAATCCCAAAATCATGGGACTATTCATCACCAAATAAACGGGAAGAAAGTGCCAGCCCCTCCTCACCGTCCACCAGACGGCAGGACTGGCCGTCGAACAGAATAAAGGCGGGAAGACCGACAGGCAACTCAAAACCATCCCCGTCAACACAGCCCACGGAATAGATGCTTCCTTCAGGGGAACTGGCTGATAAGACAACGGAGTTGTAACCGCTACTGTTTGCTAATTCCGACACTTGTTTAGGTATTTCCATAACGCAAAAAGGCACATAAAAAACGCCTTGCTGCAAAAGTATAAAATTATTTTTTAATTCAGTCATTCATGGACATAAAAGAATATTCAAAACTGATAAAAGCCAAACGGAAAGAACTGGATGGGCTAATGAAACGGAAGATGCCGGTTATCGCCGGACGAATGGCAAAAGACCATTTCCAGGACAACTTCCGGCAGGGAGGATTCGTAAACGGGGGATTACACCCGTGGCCGAAAGCGAAAAGGCTGTCCTCGGGACGGACCGATGCGGCAGGGAACTACGGGACGCTGCTCTCCGGAAGGAACCATCTCTTCAGCTCCGTCAAATACATGCCGGGAGAATACCGGGTGAGGGTGGCAAACGAACTCGTCTATGCGCCGGTCAATAACTGGGGAGGAGAAGTGCATCCGACCGTTACGCCCCAAATGCGGCGTTTTGCATGGGCGAAGTATTACCAGGCTTCAGGCAAGGCTAAAAAAGCCGCCACGGGCAAAAGAAAAGGCAAAAAGAAGGGTTCTGCCGTAAACAATGAATCGCAGGAAAATCAGGAAGCGCTGAAATGGAAAAGGCTGGCGCTGACCAAAAAGAAAAAGCTCCGGATAAAAATACCGCAACGCCAGTTTATCGGGGAAAGCCGGGAACTGTCCGAAAAGATAGACCGGAAAATGGAGAATGAAATCAGAAATATTTTAAACTTATAACAACATGGAAGAAATTTTTATCGCAATCATGGAACGCATCGCCGAAAAAATACCTGAACTGTCATACATTGACGAGGACTACGGACAGCTTGAAGCTGGGGCGGAGGAGGACCACTACCCGGTAACCTTCCCCTGCGTGCTCATCGGGAACGCCGAATCGGACTGGAATGACCTCGGTTACGGGGTACAGAAAAGCGAGTCACTCATCACCATACGACTGGCCATTGACTGCTACGATGACACCCACTACACCTCCGGAACCTATGACAAGGTAAGGGAACGCCAGCTCAAGGCTAAAGAGCTGTACAAGGCCTTACAGGAGTTCCAGTGCACGGAAGAGACCAGCCCGCTGGTCAGGGTAAAGAGCCGGGACTATTCGCTGCCGGGAAACATCAAGGTGTACGAGACGGTTTATTCCTTCACGCTGCATGACGAGTCGGCCATGCAGTAAGGGGAAGGTTCATTCCCCCGTGAACAGGGAAAGCTGGATGGCTGTCAGGCGGGGTTTCTTAACCTTTGGGACGGGCTTCACCTCCAAGTCCTTCAGTTCCCGACACTTGCGCCGGATAATGGACATGATCCGCTCCTCGGAAATGAAAAACTCCTGCCGGGACAACACTTTCAGGGCATCATCAAAACGCAGGCGCTGCACCTCCGTCCAGTAATAGTAACGGCGGCACAAGGCTTCATCACGGAGTTCTATCAGGTTTTTATCTCGTCCTTTGGCCATAAGTTCAGGTATATGCTGCAAAATTAGGCATTTAACCGGGGATGTTAATAAAAAAGAAGGTGTGTCGTAATACACGATGCGCCTTCTTTTTTTTCATTGACTATAAAAATCGACTCATTTTTTTAAGCTGCGATATTTTGAGGATTTCTTTGATTTATGCGTTCTCAACATCTAAATAGAACAACTGTAAGCTCATAAAACGGTCTAATCAGCCAATCCATACCTTCTTTAGTCATTTTTGCACACATCTTTTTTATATTGAAGGCAATGGCAAAGAAGGCAAAGTCCATGAAGACCTTATCCTTTCCAAAATGGCGGAAACGTTTGTAATTCATATTGTTTTTCATTTGTCCGAACACGGCTTCCGGTTCTATGCATCTCTGTCCTCTGTGTTTCAGCCCTTCCTCTGAGCAGAGCAACTCTTTGGCTTTTTGCTTGTATTTTCTGAGTCTGTGATTCAACTCTATCGTTCTGTTCCCCTTTGCTTTAAAACATCGGCATCTTAGCGGACAGCCTTCACATCTGACAGCTCTGTACCTGGCATTTTCGCTGACATATCCGGATGCTGTTTTCACATGTCTAGTCCCTATCCTTTGCATCTTCTGTCCCATGGGGCAGATACAAAAGTCTTGTTCTTCATTGTAGTAGAAGTTTTCCGCCTTGAACGGGTCCGGTTTGAATCTCGGCCGCTGTTCCATGTGGAAGTAGTTGTACTTGACGTAGGCTTCCATACCGTTTTCTGACATGAAGCGGTAATTCTCCTCAGAACCGTAGCCGGAATCGGCAACCACCGTATGGGCCAGCCTGTCATATCTGCTTGAGAAGGATTGCAGGAAAGGTATCAGGGTCAGTGTATCCGTAGGGTTCGGGAAGAGTGC